ATTCTTCTTTCTCCTTGTCTTTAGATAGTTATTAAGATTAGCCCATAATCCAATGTGAACTTTGTTATCTTTTACTCCCTGTTTAAGAGCCTTAGCCCTTATCTGCTCATAAGTAAATTCTTCCATTTTAGATATTCTGAATAGTTTGTAAGTTTGTCAATCTATGTGTGGAATTATCTGTCTGTGGTACTGTAAAAGTAGTAAATCCACAGGTAGGGAACTAATGATAAGACCACACATTTAAGAATCAGACTTTATGCTATTCAGAATATCTAAGAACTTGGGAAGAGAAAGCCCACCTGTCACATGGGCTTTATTATTGATGGCTTATGCAGCCTGTTCTTCTTTGATTATTCCTTTATTCTTTAGGTATTGAGTGAGCATTTCAGAATAGATAGCGTTCACAGGTTCTGACTTCACTTTATTTATAATCTTAATGCTGCTCTCATTCAATGTCTTTATGGTACTTAGAGTTTCATCCAATCCAATCTTCTTGTTTTCACCATTCGGTGCGTAATTGGCAAGCTGGGTGATTGCATCAATCATGTAGCGATGTCTGATAGTGTCCTTAGAAATCTTCATGTCAGTTAAAGTCTTGATGATTGTATCGCCTACTGTCAAATCATATTCTTCAAGTTGGGTTTCACAAACTCCCTGCATGGCACTGTTCCAGACTTTCAAACTTAGTGTCTTACCAAAATTATAGTATTTGGTGATTACGCTGATGTTTGCTTTCAATTCTAATGCCTTTTGGAACACCTTGCTAAAGAACTCCTGTTGAGTGGCTAATGCTGCGTTACCTGCTTTCTCCAATCCGTTAAAACCACGACTTAACACATTGTTCACTCCTCTGTACTTACCAAACTCTTGTAAAGATGCGAACTCTTTGATTCTCACATTTTCTATAATGAGTTTTGTATCATCCTTGACTATGGCATTGAGGTTGTGCTCGTGGTAGCTTGCCCATTGCCAATATCCGTTTGCAGTATCAACAGGAACATAGACATTGGGAGTGTCTTTAGGTATGATGTTTCCGTTAAGGTCTTTCAGTTCAATGTCCGCGTTGTAAAACAAGGTGGCTTCTGTGATGTAGAGAGGAACTTTATCAAATTTTTCATTGGTTATCAAGTTCTTGCCACATTCGATGTTTACCTTGCTTACTGCCATGCTGTAAACAGATGTAGCGATGATGATTTCCTTTTCCTCTTTAGTGAAGATTACCTGTTCAGCTGTGTTGGTAACTTCATTCCAAACTTCTATTTTAGTGGCTGGAAGTTCCACCTTTTTAAGTGCTTCAAAGTATGCGGTTTCAGCCTTGCCTACATTGACCTGTGCGGATTTCTTAATATTGGCTTCTGCATCCTTGTTGGCTTCAAGTACGCTCTTGGCTCTCATCAAATTCTGACGGGCTTCTTCTACTGCTTGCATCTTCATAACTGTTGTTTCATTTACTTTTTCCATCTTTTTATTATTAAGTTGTTGAACTTCGTTTGCATTGGCAACTTCATTATTCACATTCTCAATAGCAATATTTTGTGCCATAGTTTTGTACGCTTGACCTTTACAGCATTAGGTTCTATTTATTGTACATTTAATTTATAACCGTCCAGCCTATGCGCACTTGGCTTTCTGATTACGCTGCAAAGGTAGAATCTTTCTGTCCTCGCTATAGGTAATAATTTTAAGCTCTAATTTATTACCCTTAGTTTGGAACTTTGCCGTCTTTCCTTTGGCGGTGCAAATATAGAATGGTATATGGGTAAGGTATGGGTAATAAAAATCCCACTACTTTTATTCCCCTTAGAGAATAGAGTAGCGGGATATTATAAATTAAAGGAGTGGATTACATTCTGAATGATGGATAGACACTGTTGATAGTGCTTGGTTCAAAGTCCTTATATTGTTTTAGGAATGCTTTAAGTGTGTCATTCTCTGTTTGTGACCAGCACGATTTAGTGGATAGTTTGGTAAATGCTATCAGTTGGCAAATGAGGTCAGTTTCCTTTTGTGAATATTTAGCACCTTTCTTCCTTTTAAGGATAACTTGGGATTGTGTGTTGAAGAAGTCAAGGAACATCTTTGCAAAAAAAGTGATGAATGGAGAATCCTTGGTAGAGGTGGAAGTTCCCAATCTCCTTTTATGGCTCATTATTCCAATGCTGTTTAAATCGTCCTGTTGCATCATCTTGAGAGTAGCGTCAGCTATGTAATGAATGGCAGTGGGATTGTCTATTATAATGTTACGTTCTCCCTCTACACATATCTTTAATGTAGTGGATTGAGTAAATATGCTTCCTGTCTTTTCATCAAAACTTTCTACATTATCTATAATAGCTTTGGTGAATTTAAGAAGCTGTTCGTTGGGGGATTCTCCCATGTCTATTCCCTCTATATAATAATGGTAACTGTAATCATAGATAAACAGCAGAAGCATCCAAAACTTATCTGCATCTAAATCCAATCCTCTTATAAATTGCTGTATTAATTCATGTTTCATGTAGTTGGCATAATTGAAATGCTCTGCTATCAGACCTTTGTTATATCTGTCTCCAAATGTCCGCAAAGTTTCTGACACATTTATATAAATGGGCTGGTTACAGATTTCTTCCCATTCTTCTGCACTTACTTCTGATTTGTTTATTCTTTCATAGCCATAATAATAAGGGCTGTCTGTATCGTAGTCAAAATCTGGGATATATAGTTCTTCCAATATGGATATATATTCTAATAAGTCTTTCTCCTGTTCTATATTGTCTTTCCATTCAAATTTAGTTATGGGATTCATATCTCTTTATATGTTTAAGTTTTGACGAACAAAGTTAAAAAATAATCCCCACCTGCATTGCTACAAGTGGGGAATTTGTGGGTAGGATATGCTTTAGTAATCAGAATCTCCTGTAAACGTATCCATGAGTTTATCCATCTGCTCACCTATGCACTTGTCTATTAGCTTTGCATAGTGGGCAGTCATTCGTGTATTGGTATGTCCTAACATTTTAGAAACGACTTCCAGAGATATGTTATTGGCTAAAGTAACTGTACTTGCAAATGTATGCCTACTTGTGTGGAAGCAAATTCGTTTATTAATTCCACAAAGTATAGCTATATCCTTTAGATATTTGTTGATGTCCGCAGGGTCTTGAATAGGGAGTAATTTCTCTCCACCTTTGTACTTATCCAATATCAGTTTGGCGATGGGGAGTAGGGGAATGCGTGATAGAACCCCTGTCTTAACCCTACGTTTCTTAATCCATATTCTGCCAGTGTTATCTTTCTCAAAGTGTTCTGGTGTCAAGGTCTTAATGTCAATGTAACTAAGCCCAGTGAAGCACCCAAAGAGGAACATATCTTTAGCTCGCTCCAATCTTGGCAGGGGAGTATCAAAGTTGATAATCTTCCTCAATTCTTCTTCGTCCAAAAAATCTATATCTACGGGTTCTCGTTCTACCTTATAGGTAGAGAATGGGTTGAATGCCATATAGGAGTTGGCTACTGATAGATTTATAATCTTCTTCAATAGCTTTAGATGTTTGGTAGATGAGTTCTGTGCCATGCCTTTATCAATTCTTAGGAATGAATGAAAGGATTGGATGAAGTTTAGATTCAGTTCACGTAAGTATAAATCTTCTCTTTTGTACTTCTGCTGAACAAACTCCCTTAATAATCTGATGGTATAGACAGACACCCAATGAGTAGCTTTAGAAACTCCATTGCCTACCAACTTCTCTTGTTCTTGATTGTGTTCTTCAAAGACTTCAAACAGACTTCTCTCCTTTAGAGATTCTACCTTATCAAAGTAAGCGTCATAAAGAATTTGGGCAGTTATGATAAAGCCTCTTTCCAAAAGTTCTGCTTCTTTCTGATAGAGTTTCGCTTTAATCGCTTTTAAATAATTGTTGAGATTCTGTGTCTCTTGGTCTTTTCCTTTTACTTGCTGTTTGGTTTTGTCCCATTTTTCAATAGCTATTTGTTTACCTGTGGAGAAAGAGTTTCTTTCACCATTTACAGTAATCATAACTTCAATAGGAACATTACCATTCTTTCTTGCTTTGCTTTCTCTTATAAAAAAGAGAATAGAAAATGAACTTCTTACCATTGTTCTATCATTTAAAATTAGACTTATGGAAGTTCTTTAAGAATGATATATCTATTTGTAATATAGATGGTTAATTGAAATTTTGTGACCACTTTTGAAAAAAGAGGAAAATGGTCACAAATTGGTCACAAAATAGCTTCATTTTAGCTCCATTTTAAGGATAATCAGCCACGTTTACCCTTAGAGATTCAAGCTCCATTTAAGCTATAATTTGCTTCAATTCCATTATCCAATCACAGCTAATTATAAGAAGAATAGCAAGAGGAAATGAGTATTAGATAGGGGATAAGCATTGCGGTACAACTAAAATAAAAATCCCCATAACCATTACGGCTACAGGGATTTATATATTAGCAATGTATTATATTACTTGCTCAAAGCAGTAGCA